CATGGCGTATTCGGTTTCCGTACCGGCACACCGAAGCTGAAGAACCTGAAAGGTTTTACCTGGGCAGCAGTAACCAACATCTGCAAGGAATTGTTGCCGCAATATATCCGTACAACGGACGAGCTGGCAAAAGACAAGCTGCTGGCTGACCGGGATAACCCGGAAGTTGCTGAGTTTTTCCCGAAGATCGGCGTACAGGTTGTACAGGAAGAGACTTTCTATGTGGAGCCCAAAAAAGAGAACGATGCGCAATCTGCCTGAGGAGTATTACGAATATCGGCCGCATGGCAGGAACTGGGTGGTGTACCGTATCCGGCGTGACGCCACCGGTTCCACTGGGACCAAAGTCGGGCAGTTCCTCACGAAAGAGGAAGCCCGGCGTGAGGTCTACCGGTTGAATGGCTGGAAACAGAATATAAAGAAATGAAGAAACAAACTTGGAAAATGCACTTTTTACATGGCGTGCCATGTAAATGGGATGGAGATGCCTATAATGAAGAAAGAGAAAACTATGTATTTGAAGCTGACTTGTACATAGCAGGCTATGAGCGTGGACGTTCTTCCGCCGTTTTAATTCTTGTCCCCTATGAGGACAAAGATAAAGGGTGGCGTGAGCAAAAGATAAGGTATCAGGTATTTATGAGTGACACTGAAGATATTATTAAGAAAATGGTAAAAGGCAGAATTAAAGGTTCTTTTACGTGGGTGAAAAAAGGTGCAAATTATGGGATTCAATTAGCATAAGTAAAAACGGTAATGAATAAAAAAGAAGTATTTGAAATGGCGGAGAAATATTCAGGTAGAACTATTTCTCAAGTAGATTATATGGCTGGCTTTCAAGTTGCTTGCAACATTGTAAGAGAGAAACTTGAAACTTCCTATAACGAAGAGTACTTATACCTCGGTATTTTACCGGAATTTAAACAGTAATTCAAAACTGATAAAACTTGAACCTAATGCTGTATAGGTAAGCGTAGTATATTATGAGACTTATAACTAAGAAAGAGAATCAGGCTTTAATAATTGAAGGACAAGAAAAGAAGCATGAATATTTATTTAGCATAGAAGCTATCGGAATAAAAACAAAGGAGGATATTGAAGAGGTAATTCATCAGTGCAGACTTGTAGAGAATCAGCTAACTGATGAATCAACCATTTTTTCAATTTCTGATAATGGAACAGTAAATTCCGTATCAGACAATGCCCAAAATCTTTAGATTGAATAATCTAACATACCCACATTGAGGGCATAAAACTCCAGCTAATGGCATGAATGACATTGGACCTCCTATATTGTAGGAACTTCCCGAATGCTCAACTGATGTTAGCTGGTATTCATCTGGTTGTAAGCTCATTTGTCCATTAAATCCACAGTTAGGACATGATGGAGCAATTTTTAATTTGCTTGACAGCTTGTTAAGCTGTTCTTGAGTTAATTTCATAGGCAATAGAATTTAAAATTTGACAATATCAAAATTAAGAATAAAAAACGAAAGGGCGTATCCATTTCTGCAATAATTTTAAAATTTGACACTTTAGTTTTATTCGGATGCGCCCTTTATTCAAAATAATAAAGTAATGAGTGAACTCAGACTAATAATTAGATGGATACTATCCCCTTTATGGTTAGCCATATTCATTGTTTATTTGCCTATATGGTATATACAAATGAGCTGGTACTATTTTAGCTTCCAAGATTATTGGAGTGCCTATCTGATATTATGGGATAGAGTCATGCTGTTTATGAAACTAAAAACAAAATTAAGAAAGAATGATGGCAAAGATAACTTACAAGTCAAGCATCCCCAATGACAAGCCGCTCTGGCTTCTCAAGCTCCAGCTGTCGGTCAGCCAGCTGGATGCCACCGGACTGAAGGGAAATGAGCAGGATTTCCGTAACCTGAAATCATTCATCGACGCTGAAATCCGTTCGTTAATGGAAAAAGGAGACATCCGCCGCAGCTTTGTGGAAACCGAACTACGGCAGGATGAAGGCAGGACAGTGATACATATCTTCCGTAACCACATGATTGTCCAAACCTATTATATCGAAGCATGAGTGAGAAGAAAGATATATTGGTGCTCAGTTCCCCGAACTTCGGTACCGGTAAAGAAACCATAGGCTACTATACAGGGTATGCCTGTGGTTACTGTCACGGTAACGGCTGGTTCTGGAATCCTGAAATTATCCATGAACGGGTAAAGATACCCTGTCCGAAATGTGGAGGAACCGGACATGTAAAAGGTATCGTTACAGTGGAATGGGTTCCGGACGGGGAGGTGAAAGCCTGTTTCAGCAAAAAGCAGGAGATATGACACCGCGCATCCCGATAAAATATATCGTCCAAATAGACAACTTCCATCTGGGCGAATTCATCTTCTACTGGAACTACTACGGCCAGCCCTGCCCACTTCTTCTGTAAAAGCCCAAGACAGAGGGCCTTACCGCCATCAGGCTGGTGGTCGACAGCGATGAAGCCGCCAGTTTCCTTTTAAGGGCAAAGGAGAAGACAGGCTGCAGGCTGTATACGGTAAAATAACTTTCAAAACCATAGCAATCATGAAAAAGCATATCTACACAGAGGCCGAGAAAACTGAAATTACCCGGTTGTACCCTCACTGCTCAACAAAAGAAATAGCCCGTCTCTTTGGAATATCGGCCGCTTCCGTTTACAACCTTGCCGACCGTCTGGGACTCAAGAAGTCTCCGGAGTATTTGAAAAAACTGCGGAGTGAGATGTCAAGGCAGCTTGCCGACAGTGGAACGGCACACCGTTTTCCAAAGGGGCACGTGCCGGCCAACAAAGGCAGGAAAATGAATGCCGGGGTATATGCTAAAGTTTCGGCCACCATGTTTAAAAAAGGGCACATGCCCGACAATACGCTTTATGACGGTGCCGAGAGTATCCGTAAAGACAAAAACGGACACCGGTACGTTTATGTGCGTATCTCTTTGGGGAAATGGATACCAAAGCATGTGCTGTTATGGCAACAGGCGCATGGCCCGGTTCCGAAAGGCTACAATATCGTTTTCCGCGACGGCAATACGCTGAACTGCACACTTGAGAACCTGGAATGTATCAGCAATGCCGAGCTCATGCAGCGTAATAGCCTGTACAACCTGCCCGAAGAGGTAAAGGAACTCGTATATCTGAAGGGGCGCCTTTCAAGGGCTATCAATGAATCGAACAATCAATAACCAACCAATAAACAATCAATAATGAATACACTCGAACGTCTGCAGGGAATGGTGAACAAGCCATACCTGTACAGGAATGAAGAGGTCGTCGTACTGGGTTACTGCGAGGGAACCGGTGATGACGGCGATGAGGTGGAAATCTACCTGAACAACGGCAAGACGCTTGTCTTCAATTACATCAATCTTCCGGCTAAATTGGAACAGTTCAAACCCGTTACGACACAAGTCATCGTACTTGCCAACAAACGGCTGGATGCAGTATCAACGGTGAACCCCGGTATCATCCAAAAGCTCCGTGATACGGTACTCCAGCAGATTGAGAATGTCAAATCCTCTCCGGAGCATGTCAGCCAGGCAAAGCAGGTATTCCAGGGTGTGAACACGCTGATAAACCTTGCCAAAACGGAACTGGAGTACCGGAAATTCGTGAACGGGATGGAAGGCGATTGATTTAAAACCAAATAGAATATGAATAAGTACATGGGCTGGGTGCTTTACGATGAACCTCCTGAAGGTTTCTCCATTGACAGACATACCGGTTCGCCCCTGTCCGGATATGATTTCTATACGAACGGGAGAAGTATTTTAAACGGTGGAATAAGAATCCTTGTAAAAGCTTCGGGTGTTCCCGTTGACAGTATGACAGCCAACCACCCTCCCGCAAGAGAATCCGTCCCCAAGGGCAAAGAGCCCAAAGAGGGCCCGATGATCAGCCGGGAGGTACGTCAAAGGGTAAACGCCTTTGCCCGCGAGAGCTTCAAAGTAAAGTTGCTCCAGGAAATAGAGTTTGACTTGCTGGTGTGCCGGTTGGAAGGATGGAACATGGAAAGCTATGTCTGTGAGATTAAAGGATTGATTGATGATATATTTCAGAAAATGATAAAATAAAAAGTATGGACAACGAAAAGAATTTCAAACTGACGGGCCCTGAGCTCCAAACCGAACTGCTTAAACGTATGAAATATCGTGAAGAAGCGAGGCGATGCGGTAACTGTAAATATTATTATCGTACCATGAGTTTAGACAATATATCCAAATGCTGCCTGATTCCTTTTATAGACCTGAATATACATGAGGACGGGTATTGCGGTTATTATCAACAGACAGAGTGAGACAGTGCCGTTTAAGCCCTGTAAGGAAGTGCAGCCGCTGCAAGTAATCTTGTAACGGCTGCTTTATTTTCCCGCCTTAGAAAGCGCCGTAATATTTGATATGGCGTTCTTTGTTGCATATATGTGTCATACTACGTATCTTTGTATCAGGTTTTCAGAGTATTCAGGGGTTACAATTCATTTTTCAGGATATGGGCAGTCAGTTAGAACTTTTTCCATGCGGCAAGCTCGGTTTCAACGAACGGTGCGGCAAACTTTCAAGCACTCCGTTGCGTCGCAGCGCTGCGAGTCGCGGCGAGCGTATCCGCCTGCGTAACCGTGTGATGACCGCCCGCTTGTACTACTGGCGCGAGATTATGCGCCGCCGTCTTGACGACGTGATGATCATCCTCGCGGAAAACGAGTTCTTCGTCGACGAGCGTACCATCAACAACGCCTGGCTTGAATGCGCCGACTTCTTCGAATGGCTCTGCAGCACCCATGCCACTGTCCGCCAGCTCCGCCGTATGTTTCCCAGCTGGAAATGGTAACCTTATATATTGTCTATAAAATCGGCTGTATATACAACCTCATAGACTTTGAGCCCGTCCGGTCTCTTCTGCGGTCTGCACCGCGCTCTTCTGAATGATTTGGCGCAGTTCTCCATTTTGAATCCCTGTACCGCCCTATGCAGCGCTTCTACCATATCGAGCCTTGCGAAAGCCGTCTCCTGCACCTGCAGTGGCTTGTTCACATTGAACGAGGCACAGTCGTTAAAGCCGATTTTCAGCTCCAGGGAAACCTGTACACGCTGCATTCCGGGATGTGCCGCCGACATGTTTTCCGCTCCCGGATAGCTGAGTTCCACCAGGCAGCACGGGAATGCCACAGGCGGCCGGCTGTCCTGGAAATCCAGCTGCCCTTCGTCAGCATCCACCCAGCGCAGTTCCGGCACTTTTTCACGAATACGTTCCATTACTGTTTTCAAGATTTCTTTTTTCATCGTTCCATTGTATTTTTAAACAGTTGTTCCACATCTTTTTTTATGAGTGTTTCCAATTCATGGCTTTCTCCCATGAACCGGCGGCGGGGTACCAGCATTTTCCGGGTGTGCTGTTTCACCACGTACGGCTTCCCTTTTTTGGACACACGTTCATGGCTTCTTACCACTACGCTGCCGGAGAATCCCTCGTTATGGGCACGTGCATAAGGCACCCTGTCACCACCGGCGGTAATGACCACCCTGCGGGCGTTGATCTCGTCAACGTCGATACTCTTACGAAGGGCTCCACTCTGTACAAGCAGTGTCCCCTTTCCGGGCTTGTATCTTTTACCCCATGGCTTCCATGGTTCCCCGTCGAACGCCTTTTCCGAGAAACGTTCCAGGAAGTACCGTTTTGCAGTGGAAGCCACCGCTTCGGGTACCGCCTCTATGGCTTCTTTCACCCTTTGTTCCAATTCCTTGCTGAAATCCATTGCTTTACATTTTAAAATGGTTATATTTGCATCGAAGTCCTGTCCTGACGGGGAGACAACACGCATCCAACACCCCGGGGGTGCAAGGGGGATTTGCAAGGTCTGAGAATCGACAGCGCCAGGCAGGATCAGCCCCAAGAAGGAGTGCAACACCGGCCATCCAATCCGAACGGGCGGAGGAACGACGGCATCGTTCCACCTTTACGGTTCGGACGGACGCGAGGATGCGCTCCGACGCTTTTTTATCAGCAGCCCCCTGCGGCGTTTGTCCCATATCTCCTTTTTAAGGTTTACTTTCCGGTTTCCCGGTGTGCGTGTCTGCATGACATACCAGGTCTTCAGCACCAGCTTTTCCCCTTCTATCCGGTAGTTTACGGCCAGTACCTCATCCCTGTAGTATTTCAACAGGCAATAGGTATCAAGCAGGTCATGCTTTATCTCATCATTGAGCCACACCTCGTCCGGGGCGTGCAGGGTTTCCAGCATGGCATCCCAGTATCTTATGCGGTTGTCCCGTCCCTTGCCTGCAGTATGGCTGTCGAACTGTTTTTTCTCGACAATGACTTTCCGGCCATCATAATCCGTCAGTACGATTCTTCCGTCTTCGGCGTATGTTTCCCATACCTCCTGTTCACTCCGCCCACTGACAGGGATATTTCCTGAAGCGTCCCTCTTCATGGCCTGTACCCCGGGCAGGTTCCAGCGTTCGGCGGTCATGTCCTTCAGATAGGACGATGCCTGCTGCGGGAACTTGCGGATGTACATCTGGTCGGCTGTGAATACCTGTGCCGAGTCACAACGGTTCACTCCCCAGCCTTGCGCCTCGGCCTTTTTCCATTCGGCCGTTTTCAGGAAGTCGTCCACACGCCGGCGCATCTCTTCAAGATCGACCTTTACCTGGTGCTTCATCCGTCCGGTCACGAGGCACCTGCAGGCCCAACCGTTCGGCGGGTATATTTTGTTCCACCGCGGGTCATTTTCGGGCAGGATGACCCCATGAAGCTTCATGTGTTCCTCACGTACCTTGCCGTCATTCACCGTCAGGTACTCCCAGAAAGGATATACCTTTTTCCTGGTCCGCAATTTCCGGTAGGTAGACATACCTTCGGCTGTGAGTACCGCCGTTTCGTATTCCGTCCTCTGCCAGGTCTTGTTAAACACTTCGGTGGTTTCCTTTGCCCTGCGGTGAAACTCACCAAAGCTCCCGCTTTCCCGGAAGAGCCTGTTCAGCTCCTGTATTTCCGCCAGCGTCTTGGCAGCGGAGAAATGGAACAGGTTCTGCTCCATCGCCATACGGAACAGGTCATCCGACAACTTGTAGGCCACGTCCACATCGGCATTTCTCGGTCCTTCTTCAAATGCCGTTCGAACAGCCTTTAAAAAGTCTTCGGCAAAGAACCGGAAAAGCTCCGGGCTGAAACCTGCCAGTTCACTGTTCCATACGGCAGCGATGAGCCTTTCATCCAGGGGGGAGGTATCACTCATGCGGATTATGCCAGCCCCGCCCGGATGCGGGGCCGCCACGAAAAAAGACTTTATCCTTTCCCAAAGCGTACGTTCATCGGCATTCTCCACCGTTCCTACGGGTGTACCATTCCTGACCTGTGGTTTTACCGCTTTGGCCGGCCGGTCATCATTTCCCGTATCGGCCGGTGCCCCCATGAACACTTCCTCCCCGTCCTTCGGTTCGGGGATGCCGTATTTCTCATAGCCGTAACTGCGGGGAATAGGAATCATCGTAGAGAGCGTTTTCAGGTCGCTTACGGTAAGTTCGTCCTTCTTGTCCACGAATGAGAACTTTCCGCCATGTACCGGATATCCCCTGCTTTCAAGCAGCGGTACAAGGTATTTGTTCAGCATGCGTATGACAAAACGCCGGTCGCTGCGGTGTTTCTTCTCCTGCACTTCCAGATGTACCTTGCTCTGCGAGAGCGACGCACCGTCCTTGGTGGTCATGGTCTGTCCCAGTACGGTTATGAGTATCTCCTCGTTGCAGGCATTGCGGAAATCGTTATAGAGCGCCCCGTTGCTGCTTCCGCTGAGTGTCGTCTGTTCCACGTCACTCTCTTTCGGGATGACAATGTACGGTGCCGATCCCGCTTCCTCGAACGCCTGTATGAGAAGCCTCCTGCTTTGTTCGTCCATGCTGTTGTACTTTCCTATGCGCTGCGGCATCCCGAAGAGTTCCACGAACTGTGCCCAGTCCCCGAATCCCCCGCGCTTGTATATCACATAGGGAGCCACTTTCAGCAAGAGCCCAAGGTCATTATCCTCTCCCCACTGTATGATCATACCGTCATCGCTGTAACTGATCCCGTCCGTATCGTACTGGCGCCGCAGTATCAGCTTCTCTTTGGGACGTATGTGCTTGCGCGGTATGCTGTTGAAGCCGAACCCGTTCACGAAAGAATATTCGTCTACGGATATTCCCCAGAAAAGGCTCCACATGATCTCTTTCAGCTGGTTCTCGAACTCCACAGTATCTATGAGTTCCGTTATCCGTGGTACTTCCTTCCTGTTTACCGTAAAGTTAATATCGCAGTCGGTTATCGCCTCTATACGTTTGCCGATGGCATCCGTCACAGTCCCGTCCATGAGTATGTCCTCATACAGGTCGTACAGTTTGCTGCGCAGCCCCATGTCAGCCGCCCTGAGCGCACTTTTCCATGTGCCTATGTCGTTTATTCCCCTGTGCACGGGCTGCACCAGTATCTGATTGTATACCGGTGTTACGGCCTTCCTGGACACAGGTTTTTCCTGCCGTTCTTTCCTTTTCCTGTTTGTCATAAAGTTTCCGTTTAAAAGTGGTTGTCACGTTTCCTGTTGCTTCCGAATGCTATTTCCCCGCAGCACCTGCACTCTTGCCGTCCCGGCTGCTCCGATGCTGCCGGCAGGTTC